ACAAGTTCAACTGCTGGAACAATCTTTTTGAAAGGCGGAAGCCACAAATTTACTGTTACTGGAACAGGTTTAACTTCAGGTTTTGCAGCAAATGTAAACGCCGCATTAGTTAACGCAGCTGAAACAAGTTGGACTAACGCAGTAGTTCCTGTAAGTAAATCAGGAGGGCTTTTAGCATTTACTAGCGTAGCTGTAGCTACTATTTAACATTACCTTTTTATTAGGTACTAGAGAGAGGTCATGAAAAATTGACCTCTTTTTTTTTTACTTATCTTTGTAAAAAGACTACTAATGATAAATTCTGTAAGAAATACAGTTTTAGCAATAATCAACAAAAACAATTACGGTTATTTATCACCTAATGATTTTAATTTATTTGCTAAACAAGCGCAACTAGATTTATTCGACGAATATTTTTTTCAATATAATCAACAAATAAACGAGGAAAACGCAAGACTTTCTGGCACAGGATACGCAGATATAAAAAAAGGGTACGAGGAAGTAATTGATACTTTTTCAGTAACTAGTAACTTAACTCAGAATGCTGCTAATGTATACTTCTTGCCATCAGCAGCGACAACTGGATTTGATTATTATTTAATAAATGAAGTTAGATGTTCTAGCGGTGCTGTTTTTAAAGGTATTGCGGAATTAGTTTCTAATAGCAAAATAACTTCTCTTAATAATTCTAATCTCACAGCCCCATCAATTATATATCCAGCCTACACTCAAGAAGCGGGGTCTATAACTATTTATCCTTCTACTTTTAACGGAGCAACGGATGTTGCGTCACAATACATTAGATACCCTAAAGATCCTAAGTGGACTTATCAAACTATCTCTAATGGGGAACCATTATTTGATCAAAGTCAATCTGATTTCCAAGATTTTGAACTTCCTTTAGATGATGGAAATGATTTAGTTTCTAAAATATTACAATACGCTGGTATATCTATAAGAGAGGCAGATGTATTTAAATTTGGTCAAGTAGAGGAACAAACACAAAATCAAGAGCAATAATTATGGCATATATAGATCAGAAAAAATATTATACTAATGATGGAGTTGCACCAACAGATTTAAATTGGGGTTCGTATCAGTATGTAAGTTTGACAGATATTGTAAATAATTTTTTATTGATGTATAATGGAAACCATTCATTAATAAATAATGTAAATAGATTTAAAATATTATTTCACGCTAAAAGAGGTATACAAGAATTAAACTACGATGCATTTAAAGAAATAAAATCATTACAACTCACAGTGTATTCAGACTTAAGATTTGTTTTGCCTTCTGATTACGTTAATTGGGTTCGTATATCTTTATTTAAAAATAATACCATAAGGCCTCTTCTTGAAAACATTCAAGTTCAATCAGCGCTATCATATGTCCAAAGCGCTACATCTACTTTTACCTACGATGCAGACGATAATGTTAACACTCAAACATCAAGCTTAGATACGGCTAGAACTGACGGTTCACTAAATAGTATATACCTAAACCAAGCAAATCTTGATCAAGATAATAATCCACCTTACAATGAGGATTTTTATGATACGCATATAGGAGCACGCTACGGCCTTAACACCGAAACAGCCAACATGAACCCTACCTTTACTATAGATAAGAAAGCAGGGGTCATTAACTTTAACTCTACAATGGCGAACGAGCAGTGTATATTGGAATACATATCTGATGGGATGGAAGGAGGAGATGATTCTTTAATTACTGTAAATAAATTATTTGAAGATTATATCTACGCATATATTAAATATTCTTTATTAAACGGTAAGTTTGGAGTGCAAGAATATATTGTTAATAGAGCACGAAAAGACAAAACTGCTTTACTTCGTAATGCAAAAATACGCTTGAGCAATATTCACCCTGGTAGATTACTGATGAATATGAGGGGAGAAAATAAGTGGATAAAATAAGATGGCACGGACACAACGGAATTTTATTGCTGGCCGAATGAATAAAAGCCTTGATGAAAGGCTTATACCAAATGGCGAATATGAAGATGCACTCAACGTAAGGTTGGGATCAACTGAAGCATCGGAAATTGGTTCTGTAGAAAACGCCAAAGGGAACACCTTACTTACCAATTTATTTTTTCTAGATATAGAATCATTAAGTACAAACGCTCGTTGCATAGGAGCATTTGAAGATAGTGCTAATGAAACTATTTATTGGTTTGTACATGATCCAGAATTTACTCTTTCAGATACGGGTAAATGTGATATGATTTGTTCATATAATACCGTAACAGCAAGTGTAAAGTATCATGTAGTCAGTACCGATGATGGCGGCGGCGTATTAACAACATTAAACTTTAGCCCCATTAATCTAATAACAGCGGTAAGTAGGGTGGGAAATTTTTTATATTTTACGGATAACTTCAGTCCACCGAGATTTATAAATATAAGTAATAGTAAAAAATATGGCCAACCAGAATTAAATGGTGTGCCGCCATCGGGATCAACAGCATTATTTAAATTTAAAGCAGGCTTTGTAACAGTAGGAGGAAATAATTTTATTGGTTTTCATAGAGGCACTTTAGATGGATGTCCAAGTAGCACACCTGGTTTTGGAACAGGTATAGTACCAACAATAACGGAAATACAATTACCAGGAGTTGATTGCTATACTGCAGGGGCCGATAGTGTTACTAAAGGATTTGCTGTACAAGGAAATAATACAGCAAATGGTTTAGCGTTTACACAGTTTTCAACTAATGAAAGTACAGGCATTACAACTATAGGTTTAATTAATTCAAGTACAGTATCAAATCCAGGAACATCAAGTATTACAGGAAGCATTGTAGGAGATGATGGAAATAGCGGAACCTATACGGCCAACTATTCTGTTGCAACAGCCTATACAGATGGAAATGGCGCATCGCAGCAACCAGAATCAACAGGCACTGTTACTTTGACAGGAATAACTTTAACTAATGAGGTAACTTATACTTTATCATAAATTATGGCAGCTTACATTGATCAATTTACTGCGGAGACTTTACTGGTAATTAAAAAACCACCGGTCGAAGCACCTACAGTTGTTCCGTTTAAAGCAGCTAGTGAAAATAATTTTTTAGAGGATAGGTTTGTTTGCTTTGCTTATAGATACCAATACGAAGACGGAGAATACTCAGCAACCTCCCAATTTAGTAATGCTGCATTTACAGCAAAACCTTTTAAATTTAGCGTTGACAGTTATCTTAATGAAGGGATGATTAATGCATCTAATGCTGTCACTATTACTTTTAATTCTGGAGGATCTCTTGTCAAGGCAATAGAGTTGCTATTTAAAGAGTTTAATGATCCTACAATAAAAGTTATAGAAAGTTTAAATAGATTAAATTTAGGTATTGGGAATGATGAATTAACAACCTACACTTTTGATAATCAAAAAATATTTACGGTACTACCGGAATATGAAATTTTAAGATTGTATGATAATGTTCCATTATTAGCACAAGCTCAAACTTTAATGGGTAATAGGTTAGTCTATGGAAATTATGTAGAAGGATATGATTTAAAAGACCGTTTTAATTACCCTATTCGATTAAATTATGACACCACCTTAAAGACAAGTTCTATTGATGTTGTAGATATAACATCATCTGAAGCAAATGGTGGGTATGATTTGGGAGGGTATTTACATGTATTTGGATGTGAAGTATTAATGGAGATAGATCCAACGCTTTTAGTAGCTGGCTCTTCAATTACTTGGAGTATCCAAATAGAACATAGTTCTTTTCAAGGTCAAACACCGTTTCCTGTAGAAACAACTACATCACGTAATGTAAGCTTTACATACACTCTGCCACAAACATTTTCATCTGTTTACGAACTAACACAAAGTACTGATTTTGTATCTAAAATAGGGTCGTCTACAAATATCCAAACTGTAGCTAATTCTTGTAATGGAACTACCTTTACAGATGTTTTTAATTGTGCTATACCAAATCAACTAGATGCATATTTCAAAAAGGCAAGTGGTATAGCGGCGGTTAATGAACCTTTTCAAATATTTGGTTCACCAGCCAATAACTTTATAGGTATTCAGCTTGTAGCAATGGAGTTTGTGGATAATATAAATACCCCTACACAAACTTTCTATGAGTACTATACTATCTTATCTTCTTCAGTATCTTACTCAAGCTCTTCTAATAATTTTTCTTTACATAGCAATAGAGGATATGAGATCGGGATTATTTATATGGATGATTTTAATCGATCATCAACCGCCCTTGTAAGTCCAGAAAACACAATTCACGTTGGTTGTGCTGACTCAATAACGAAAAACGAGATACAAGTAACTATCCCAGGGGGCACTACTACCCCACCTCAGATAGCGCCCCGTTGGGCGACAAGGTATAAGTTTGTTATTAAGCCAGATAAAACAACTTATGAGACTATATATACAAATGTATATTTTGAAGATCCCGATACCTTCGCTGCATATTTTTTATTAGAAGGAGAAAATGCAAATAAAGTACAAGCGGGCGATAGACTTATAGTTAAAATTGACACAGTTGGACCAACAAATACATGTACATTTACTACTGTTTTAGAGAAGGAAAATAAAGCATCTCAATTTATTGAGATAGATAATCCTTTAGATCCTGGGGGGACTAAAGTAGCGGTCCCTGCTGGAACATACATGAAGTTAAATCCAAACAATTTTTCAATTCAAAACAGTCAAGAAGTTGGAGGTAACTTTATTTCATATCCTCCAGTAGCTGCGACTAGTGGTAATGGTAATGGTTATCCTTGTGCAAATTTTCCAGTAACTGTAAAAAACCCTGTAACCACAGGATCTCCAATTGCTAATGTTGACTACACCATTCCTGAAGGAAGTACCGTTAAAATTAGATATAGGAATTTTAGAGCGGGATATTTTCAACCCTTCATTGGGCAAGTACAGTATCTATATGAAGGAGAAATAGTCTCCACGGCTTTATATTCAAATTTTAAAGCATTTTTTGAAGGAGAAAATGTAATAGACAGTATTAATGCTGATGGTATTTCTTGTAATGGAACTATCAAATGTCTTGACCCTCCTAATACTAATGTTTATGATAATACTTTATACGAGCCATCCCCAGCAGCCGATCCTAAAAACATTCTAATAGGAACTGCTAATACGCAAATAAGTAGCGCCGAAAACATAAATTACTGGAGATTTGCAAAAAACACCGATACAGGTGAAACTTTTTTAATGGCCACAGGAACAGTAGGTTCTAGGCCTAGTACGGCAGTTGCATCACTTCAAATAGAAGTCATACGACGTGAAACCAGTATTGTTTTCGAAACTTTACCGCTAGACGCATTGCCTGACGTATGGTACGAAAATGGCAAGTCATTTGCCATTGACAACCAAGGTCAACATTCGGGAGATGTGCAAAATCAAGTTATAAACTTTCAAAATTCTGTTCAGCCGATTACACCTCAAGATGCAATAGTAGATACTGGTTTTAGCAACTGTATTACTTTTGGCAACGGGGTTGAAAGTTATAAGATTAGAGACTCTATAACAGGAAAGGAAATTAATTTTGGCAATCGCGTTAGCACAACTTCAACCCAAATATATAAAGAAGCTCATAGATTTGCAGATCTAACCTACAGTGGTGTATTTAATGATGAGTCTAATGTAAATAAACTTAACGAGTTTAACCTTGGCCTCTTAAACTTTAAGCCTTTAGAAGACTTGTATGGCCCCATAGAAAGGTTACATGCGAGAAGAACCGATATACTTGTATTACAAGAAGACAAAATATCTTATGTACTTCAAGGTAAAGACCTACTTACCGATGCTAGTGGAGGCGGCGCTTTAACTTCCGTGCCGACAGTTTTAGGTCAGCAGATTGCTAGAGATGAAGAGTTTGGGATTAGCAATAACCCTGAAAGTTTTGCCGTTTATGGATCAGATAAATTTTTTACTGATTCAAAAAGAGGAGCTGTACTAAGACTTCGAGGAGGAGAATCTGGCCCTGAAGCACTGTCAGTTATTTCTGAGGCGGGAATGCGCAGTTGGTTTAGAGACTTTTTTGTTGACACCATAGGCAATCAAAAGCTTGGTGGTTATGATCCTTACATGAATGAGTATGTATTAGCGACAAATGGAGAGTCTATACCAGGCTTTTCAAATTGCTTACTATGTGGCGTAACTGAAAATGTATTAGTTAATCCAGGCGAAGAAACTATCTATTGTGTTAATGTCACACAAGAAGTAGGAACTGTATCAATTAGTTATGTTATACCAAACGCTCAAGGAGAAGACGTTATAACAGAAGTAAACACCCCAAGCACTGGAACAGGATTAGTAGATGTAATAACGGAACAAGGGCTAGATATAGAAACACAAAGCAGCAGTACTGTTGGTTACACCATTGAAGCTGTTTATAACAATGTTACTTTTACTACAGGTGTTGTGTTTGTTAGCGGAACATTAGATATAAATAAAAATAATGTTGATGCAACAGATGTAACTTTAAGAATTACAACTACATCAGTGGTTCCAGATACGATTCAAATTACAACATCATGTCCCATACAAAACATTTTGAGTATATATAACATTGCTGTAACAAGTAGTAATGAAGCAGGGCAGTTTATTCATAATCAATACTCGTGGATAGACGGAACCTTCTCTTCTCCGTTACATTCAAATCAAATAACATTTTCTTCAGACACTTCTTCTGATCCTATTATTTCACAGTTTAGCAATGTATCCGGACCAATTGGTTCGGGCATAGTGCCTAGTGAAGGCGCAACGGTTAACATTATTAGCAATCAACTAGCGACTGATAATTATGTTTTTGATGGTTCGACAAACCAATTTAGATATTTAAGAACAGACACTTCTTATGCAAACAACTCAATTGAAATAAGAAATCTACTTAGTGATTCTAATTTAGCTACGCCAATATTAACAAGTGGTAATAAAAATTACGCACAATTTACTATGCCTAATAACACTGGTAGTAACTTGTATTTAATTTGGGATTACAGAAAACCCACACAAACGTTATTAAATTATGACGCTACATCGGCAAGAAATGCGTGCTGTGGAGCAGTCGTAGGACCTGTAGTCTCTTGTGGAAATGTAACAGGTTATAGCGGAGGTGAGGCTTTTCCCGACGTACAAGTTATTGATTTAGGTTCAGCTACTGGGGTTGTAACTTTGACGTTTGATGCCTTTACAGTTGTAGATAAATTTATATTAGAGTTTGACGGAGTAGAAGTAATAAATACAGGATATCGAGGATCAACTGGATACCAAGGATCATTAAATTCTTTCCTTGCATCACAAGGTTTACCGGCAGAAACTATCACCGCTCCTGGAAACGGTACGGCTGTGTTTACTAAAAGCACGGCTACAACCACAGCTACGCTGAAGGTTTTTGCACCGTTCCCTAGTACTTATTGGACTGTAACAGTATCATGTCCAGTATAAAATAAATTAATTATGGCAGTAGGAACATATTTTTTTGACACCGCAACATTTGCAAACGCATCCACTGTTTACACGGATCAAGGTTTAACCTTAATCGCGCCCGATGGATTTTATTCAGATGATATAATTGTAAGAGAACAAATAACTGGTAAATTACAAGTAGCGGAGACGTGTGATTGTTCCGCCGTTACACCTACACCTACGCCTACGCCAGCTACACCTACACCTACGGCAGCTACACCTACACCTACGGCTTTGCCCCCCACAGCTACAGCGGTTCCACCTCAGCCTACAGTACGCCCTAACCCTCCTACAGCAACACCACCCCCCGTAACAGAACCAATAGCTGGATTTTATTATAGATTAGAGCCATGTGTGCCTTGTAATACTACTGAGATTAGGTACATGTTCTCTCTAACAGCACTTACTAACAATCAAAGGTATTTAGAAGCAGAAACGGGATGTTATTATACTTATACGGATGATGTTAGTTATCCTCCTTTAGTAGCAGTTCCAGTTAATTTAATTATTAATCCATCTGAACTTGCAGGTGAAACATCATGTCCTCCTGTGCCTACAGGCCCTCCAGTAAATAATTATATTGTTTCAAAATGTACAACCAATATAAGGTCTATATTCTCTACAACTACAAATTATAATAACTTTACTAGAATGGGTGGGGCTTCTGGAACGTATCAGATATTAGGGACTAGTAATGATGCCAACCTATTCCCAACAGTAACTGGTTTACAGTGTGTTGACGACCAAGGCAGATTAGAGTCAAATACTAATTTCAGTGGGTGTGCAAGTAATTGTCCTGATAACCAATCCTATTTCACATTAAATAGATGTAACAATCCAAATAACGCTAATATAGGATCACTTATAACTATGAATACAGCTGAATATTGGGAGGCTAGTCCATTCGGTTATCAAACTGGAGATGTAGTTTATGCGCCTAGTACAGGTAAGTGTTATACTTTAGGCCCAACAAGAACAGGAACTGGCGGCGCCGATCCAATAAATTTAAATGGGTCTTATAAAGTACAAAGTTGTTACGAATGTTCTAATTTTGAAAGTCCTGATGCGGGATTTGAGCAGCCCAATACCTTTACAGACTTTGATATTAGAAACCGTCCTTTTTAAATTAAATCAAATGAAATCAAATGGAATCTATATTTATTCAAATTGCGAGTTATCGCGACCCAGAGCTAATACCAACAATTGATGATTTATTAGCTAACGCAAGTAGTCCAGAAGCATTAACTATATGCATTGCACATCAGCACAGTGAGGAAGATCAGTGGGATACTTTACAAAAGTATGCTGATGACGGAAGGTTTATTATTATTGACATACCCCATACTGAATCACTCGGAGCGTGTTGGGCAAGAAATCAAATACAGCAACACTACGACGGACAAAAATATACCCTTCAGTTAGACTCGCACCATAGATTTATAAAAGGTTGGGATACGGAGTGTATAAAAATGCTCAAAGATTTACAGAAAAAAGGCCATAAAAAACCTTTGCTTACAAGTTATATTTCTTCTTACAATCCTGAGAATGACCCCGAAGAAAGGCAACAAACCCCTTGGGGGATGTCTTTTGATAAATTTACTCCTGAAGGTGTAGTGTTTTTTTTACCTTATCACATGGATAATGATTACACTGAACCAATAAAAGCTCGGTTTTATTCAGCTCATTTTGCTTTTACGGTTGGTGATTTTTGCAAGGAAGTTCCTCATGATCCTATGTTATATTTTCATGGTGAAGAAATAACTATAGCAGTTAGAGCCTACACCCATGGGTATGATTTATTTCACCCCCATAAAATTATTGCATGGCATGAGTACACTAGAAAGGGAAGAACAAAACATTGGGATGACGACGTCACATGGGGAGAAAAAAATAATAGGGCGCATGATAGAACTAGAATGCTCTTAGGAATAGACGGATCAGTATGCTCTCCATGTAATAAAAAAAGTTTTGAAGGTTATAATATAGGGGAGATTAGATCTATTTCTGATTATGAGGTTTATGCGGGCTTAAGGTTTAGAGACAGAGCAATAACTGAATCGTGCGGTAAAAACCTACCGCCACCAGGCAATAATCAAAATGTGTTTTTACCTGTATTTAGATATCCATTGGCTGTAGATGTAAGTCAATTTCACAAAAATGATTATACGTTTTGCGCTTTAATTTGTGCAGATGAAAACCAACAAGAACTTTACAGAAAAGATTACTCTGACTGGAATACTTTGATAAAGCAAAAAGATCTTGTTTTACAGATAGAAGCTAACGTAAAAAAACCTCACTTACTTATACTTTGGGCACATTCCAAAAAAGATGGGTGGTCAGAAAAAATTGTTAAGAATCTATGATTTACAATATAAAAAATTACCACAACGGAGAAAACTACAATTTTAACCTTTACAATAATTGTTACATTAGTAATATTGTACGAGAAGGAAATATATATGAGGCGTTTTTACATAATGTTTTTGAAGAATATATTGATAAGCAAAGTGTTGTTGTGGAAGGAGGTTGTCACATAGGATTGCACAGCGTTAAACTTTCAAGGTTATGTAAAACCCTACATTGTTTTGAACCTTTACAATCATCTTTTAATTTACTTAATCAAAACCTTTCTTTAAATAATTGCACAAACACTTACTTGTCAAAAAAAGCGCTTTCAGATAAAAAGGAGATTGTTAAATTTAATTGGGTCGGTAATGGAAACCCAGGAGCAAGTGGTTTAGAAAAAAATCCTATGGGTAATATAAACTTAAATTCAACATCACAAACAGCACAATGCATTACTATAGATGAAATAGATTTAGATAAATTTGATTTTTTAAAACTAGATATTGAAGGTTATGAGCCTAAAGCATTAAAAGGAGGTTTACGGACAATTAAAAAATTTAAACCTATAATAGTTTTAGAATGTTGGGCGGATCATTATGGTAACTCAAACATAGATCATACTAAATTAACGTTTCAACATATTCTAGATTTAGGTTACAGTGTTAAACAAATAAGCCACAGTGATTATTTATTTGTTCCTATATGATACCAAGAATTATACATCAAACCTTTGAAACAGAATTGACTCCGCCAGGTATGTCTAATGCAAGAGAAAGTTGGCGTATTAATAATCAGAATTACATTTACAAGTTTTACAATGCTAATAAAAGAATAGAATTTATTAAAAAAAATTTTAATTCTGATGTTTTACAAGCTTATCACAACATCATACCAGGTGCTTTTAAAGCTGATTTATTTCGGTACTGTGTTCTATACATACAAGGCGGAGTTTATGCTGATGTTGACACTATATGTTTAAAGCCTTTATCTTATTACATAAATAAAACAGATGATTTAGTGGTAGTAAGAGATGATCCTATGGCAAAAAAATGGTTAGCTAATGGGTTTTTAGCTTGTAATCCTAACCACCCACTTTTATTATATGCTATACAAAAAGCCGTGCAAAACATACAAAGCCAAGAAAAAAAGTTTTATTTGGACTACACAGGCCCAGGGTTGCTAGGTAAATCTTTAAACCATGTTTTAAATAGAGATATAGAGACTGAATATGATTTAGGTATATTTAACATTAACAATTACCAACTAAAAATTCTAAAACATAATTTTAGTACAACTCAGTTTACGTTTGAAAGTATGCCCGTGATACATGTGGAATACCCTGAATATAGAAAGGAGATGGAGGCCATAAATAATAAACCTTTTTATTTCTATGTTCAGACAAATAATCTGTTTACAAGAAAACAAATTAATTTACTTAAACAAGAAATTCGACCTGCCGTTTCACACAACTTAACGATACACCCAACTAAAGATGGATACACTGGAGTAGCAAGATTAGACAACGACACATCTAGAACTGAGTTTATGAAAAAGTTGGGGGAGTCGAAAGAATTAATTGAGTACAAATTTGATTCTAGATTTAACGTTTTAAAAAAATCTACGCATAAGATTAAAAATATACAGGGCCATTTTAAATTTGAAGATTATCGAGCTTTTAATTATAAATCAAAACTTTATTATAGCGTTGCCTATTTAGATGAAAACTTTAACACATATATGGGTGTATTGGATAGTGAATATAATTTTATTGGTAGGATTGATATTGATAGAAAAAACAAAATGTCATTTGTAGAAAACAAAGAAGTAGATTGGGAAAAAAATTGGTTGTTTTTTGAAAACAAAAAAGATTTATATTTTATTTATTCTACTACTCCAAATCTAATTATATATAAATGTACTGACTTTAATCAATTAACATTTAAAGAAACCGTCAATACGTTAAATATATTTTCTTCGGGTTTGCCTCAAGATCAACTATATTTTACACAAAACATTACCACAGGCGGATCGACTAATCCCATATTTATAAAAGAATATAATTGTTTTGTTTATTTAATACACACTAAAATATATGCACAAAGAAAATATAATCATTATTTAGTAGGTTTAGATCTTGATTTAAAATTAACATTTTTAAACCCGATACCTTTTATAAGTGCAAATGTCGGATATAGTTTAATGTTTATAACTACTATGGTTAAAAACCAAAACGATATAGTTATAAGCGGTGGAGTTGAAGATAATCAAAATTTTGTTTGGCAAATCCCATTTTCACATTTAAAAATACCTAACAAATAAAATCGTATTTTTGTTGACATGGGTGTAGTACAATATTGTGGGCAAAGAATAGAAAATCCAGAAAACAATGGGGAGAGATATGTATCACCTGTTGGTACTTATACTGTAGGAAATAGAACTTCAATTAATATACCTATAGATTTAGTTTTTAGTGGTAATAATAGACCTTTTGTAAATGCTAAGTGGGATTCTGGAGGTCAATATAGCTCACAGTCAACAGGTCAAATAAGTGTAGCGGGAGTTTTACTAGATGCTAATGGTGTAGAGGCCATAAGATTTTATCCTGAAAGACCTTTTGGAGCTACCGCCACACAGTTTAATAATGACGTTACAGAATTTAGTTATACCACTGGAGCAACTTTACCCGCTGGTAATTATGACATCTTAACTTTTGAGATTGATGATCCTACCAATGATTCTTATGGAAGTGGGCAGATATGTATAAGAGGAGAAGAAGCGGCAGTTGTTACCCCAGTACCTCCTACGTTTGAGCCGACAAACCCCCCTACAGCTCGTCCAGCAACTCCTACACCCACGGCGGTAACTCCTGTACCAGCAACTCCTACACCTACCCCAGTCCCCGCCAATCCCGTACCTGTTCCTATTTTACCGTTGGGGCCACAGTACACTTTGACTTATAGTGAAAACTCAAAGGGTTGGCCATCCTTTTATTCTTACAATCCTGACTACATGATTGGGATGAATAATTTCTTTTACACTTTTAATGGTGGCAATTTATATAGACACAACACCAATGTTTTAAGGAACAACTTTTACGGAAGACAATACAACTCATCAGTTACAAGTGTAATAAATGAACTTCCCATCGTAACTAAACTATTTAAAACAATAAACTTACAATCGGACGAGCCTTGGACAGTAACATTAAAAACAGATATTCAAGGGGGCGGATTTATAAGCAACGAATGGTTTGAGTTAAAGGAGGGGTCATGGTATGCAGATATTAAAAACACAACACAAGCACCTACTATAATTTCAAATTTTGCATCTAGAGCCATTAATGGCATTGGGCGATCAAGCGGATTCAGTGGTTTACCATCAGCTAGGCAATTTGACTTCTTGTCAAGCCCAACAATTAATATTGGATCTATACTTAGCGTTGGAGACTTTTTGTATTTTAATAATGAAATAACCAATACTCCAGAATTAGCTGGTAGAGTAACGCTGATAAACATAGATTTAACACAAAACATAAATAATATTGTTATTGATGCTACTATTAATGGCGCCGAGGATCCTACAGTTGGAAACCCTTACGTTATAGGAGTAAAGAATAATACGGCTGAGTCTTATGGTCTTCTAGGACATTTCTGTAGATTTCAAATCGTAAACACGGGGCCTTCCCCAACAGAGCTCTTTGCCGTACAAGCTGAGATCATGAAAAGCTATCCATAAAAAATAGTATCTTTGTTAGTGTATGGAGTTTGATATACGAAAACTAAATTCCACTGACTATGACGAGGTATTAGTTGGTTGGTGGAAGGACTGGGGATGGGAGCCTCCAGCCAAAGACTTTCTGCCAGATGACGGCGAAGGAGGGTTCTTAGTATTAGACAAAGACATTCCTGTATGTGCAGGATTTATATATGTAACAAATTCAAAAGTAGCTTGGGTGGACTGGATTATATCAAATAAAAATTACGACAGCAAGAAGAAAAAGCATAGCGCTGTAATCCTATTAGTTGACACTTTAACTAATCTAGCTAAGAACTCAGGAAAAAAATATTCATATGCTCTTATAAAACATAAGGGCTTGATTAGAACATACGAGAGGCTTGGATATATTAAAGCAGACAATTACACACAAGAAATGATTAAAGTATTATAGTATGGCGGCATTTACAACAATAGCAGCAGGGATAGGATTAGCAACAAATATAGGAGCATCAATCGGTAGTTTTTCACAAGCTGCAAAGCAAAGAGAAAGACAAAAGCAAGCTGAGATAGATGCTCAAGAAGCAATGGACGCGGCCAAAGCTAAATTGGAAGTTAATTATATGGAGGGCAGATCAATCCAAAAAGAGGCGTACGAGCGAGCTAGAGAAGCTGGTTTATCTGGTTCGAAACAGATTTTACAAGCTGCTAGAGAGGGAGAGCAAAGAGGTGCGGCAGTTGGTGCTGGTAGGGCGGCAGTGTTTAATCAAGCAGCTCAAGCACAAGCTCGAACAGATATGGCCCAAGACCTTCAGAACTTTGAGACTGCAGCACTAGAAGAGGAGTCTCGACTACGCGATGCTAGGGCTAATTTAGACTTGGGTGAAGTTGCAGGACAACAACAGATTGCCGCTGACGCAAGAGCAGCGGAGCAAGCCGCTAATATGGCAGCCGTCGGCGGATTAGTAAATCTAGGTACACAGGCGATGAAGCTTCCTTCATTGTATGGCAGTGCCCAGCCACAAGCCGCACAAGGAACACCATTGCCTGGCGGTACTTTGCCAGATGTGGATACATCTATTCAAGGCATGGTCAATACTGTACAGCCTCAGTATAATAGAAGTTTTGGCGATCCGTTTCCTACTATATTTGATAGCAATTTTCAAACACCACAGATCGCATTTCCTGGATTAATAGACATACCAAGTATTTCAGCGGGAGGACAATTTTCAAAATATCAATAAATGGCACTAGGATACGGGTACGTTAAGGATGCAAAGCCAATGCAAATAAATTGGCAAGAGGTTGGTAAACAAATGACCGACAACATCCAAGCTGAAATAACAGATCGTCAAAACAGAAAAGACGATATTGATAAACAACTAACACAATATAACAAAGACCTCTTAGATCAACCACAGGGGACAAATGCCGAGGTTAACAGGTTTATGGGGGATTTCTCTGCAGACGCAGGAGAAGCCATGAGAAACGCCGAGAGGATGCTTAAAAGCGGTAATCTATCTGAGAGAGACTTCTATAAGTTTAGGGCTAATGCTAATCAAGGCACTGATTTAATGTTCGAAGCTGGCAAAAAATTTAACGAAGGGTATGACGAGTCTATGCGTAGGTTTGCGGATGGTGAAAGCCAGTCCAAAGAGAACTGGATGCGCCAACAGACCGAAGGGTTTTTAGCTTTTGCCGACAACGGAGCGTACATCAACCCATTGACGGGCGAGGTAAACGTTGCACGCAGGTACAAAGATGAGAACGGAGAGTGGCAAATATCAACTAAACCAGGGGAGTTTGCCAACGCCTCAGAGCTTGTTCAGCAAGCCTCAGCGAAGTATAATAAATATGATCTGGATGGTTCTATCAATAAAGCTATAAAGGGATTAGGCGCAACGCTAATTAAAGAGAGCAGCGGATTAAGTACTAAGCAGTTTTTTCAAGCTATACAAGACGGAACCCTAGGGGATAAAGAGCAAAAGCTTTTGGACCAAGCTAAATTAAATATGGTAGCGTCTTTCACAGCCAACCCTAACCACGTGTCTAGTATCCTTACTGAGAACATGGGATTTGCACCTAATGGTGAAGCTTATACTTTTACGTATGATGAGAATAAGGCGAAAATAAATGAGAATCTTATTCTTGTAAACCCTGACGGGACAAACAACTTCACAACTGTTAACGGGAAAAAACAACTGCAAGCTGCCGAAGCCTATGCATCTGCACAGTTTGAAGCAGGGCTAGGAGGATCAAGAGAAGAAGCTCAAGATTTAACTGCTGTACAAAAAGAAGAATTAAAACTTAAAAAACAAAGATTAGCACTAGACATTGACAAGCTAAACTTAGACAAAAAGAAATTTAGTAAAGAAGATCGAGACAAGGCGACAGACTTAAAAACAAAAGCTCAACTTATAAGCACCTTGTACTCTGGAACAATTGCTGATATTAACGCGACAGTAGATTACTACAGAGACTACGGGGGTAACACCAATGTTCTTGAGGTTAAAAGAAATGATACCGGAATTGTTGTGACCTTTGAAGACGAAAATGGAAACGCTCAAACAAGGTCCGTGAGTTTCTTTACGGCTGATAGCACTTCAGATACCAATGTCCCCAACCCTGACTTTGATCCAAGCCAACCCGAAAGTGAAACAAATCAAAAGTTTGTCAAAGGTAGACAATTGACTGAGGCCCAGTTTGTAAATGCAGCTTCACAGCTATTAATAGGTGAAGACGTGTCAACTGAAATAAAAAGCAGAGGAGATGATGGTGAATTATTATATAACCGAGCCCTGACATCGGTCGACAGTCCGATTACTGCCACCACAACGATTGAAGAGGGTGAAACATTAGCTCAATCCGAAACGTATAATGTTTCAGCTGATCAGTATTTTGATAAAATTATTGCTGATCCAGAAATTGATTTTGGTTTTAAACCGCCTTCGCCGTTATCTGGTAGAAAGTCATCGAACAAGCCCTTTACGGGACTTGGAGTTGGTCCCCTATTGCTTAATTCAGCTGATGAAGATTTAGCTACTGTTTTAGAATCTAGTTTTAAGGATATAGGATTAATTGCTACAGATACTGGTGGTTTAAATAATGAAGTAAATGTAAGAATACCTGGGGTTACTAATACAATTACAATAGACGCTAACAATTATACAGGTTCGGGACAATTAGAGGAAACACAAAAGCTTAGAGAATTTATAACTAACGCCCTTAAAACAAGACCTGACTTGCAAGAAAAACTTAATTTAAAAGCTGACGTAAAAAAGCGAGGCGGGCGGGGATCAAAATACAATAAAGTAGGAGGATAATGAACGAACAAGCTTTAAAAGACGCTTATGATTTATTTCGTGCCGAGGGGTATGAGGGATCTATAGAAGAGTTTATTAGTTTAATGCAAACCAATCCGGAAGCAGTAAATGATGCTTTTTCTATTTTTCAAGATGAGGGATATGAGGATAGTATTGACGACTTCCAAAACTTAATAGGCGTAAAAAAAAAAGACCCGGTCGCTATGGCTTCCGTATCGGAGGATGGTTCTTCGGTTTTACCAGAGTCTCCAGAGCAGCCCACTGAAAAAGATTACTTTGAAGGAACCTTTGGCGACATACTCCGAGGGTTTGATAACGTTACACAGACAGGATTAGGTGATTTTGTAGATGACATGGCGCGTAGTGTAGCGTCTGGTTATTATCAGGGCGTTGCTTCAGAAAATGCATCCGACCTTCTCCTTGCAGGGTCAATGGCTTCGGAAGAAGATATAGCTAGTTTTATAGAAGCAAATAAAAACACACAGATGTACGGCCCATCAGCTGAGATGCAAGAGTATCAAAAGGCTTACGAAGATGAGGGTAAAAGCTTTTGGGGCGTTGTAAAAGGCTTAAGTAAAAGTGGTCTAACTATATTGCCAGAGTTAATTGTAAGCTCTCTTACATCTATGGCAACAAACACGGACTCTCTTTTAGCTGGTGCAGCTACTATAGGTACAGGAGCAGCAGTCGGAGGAGGTCTTCCTGGTGCAGCCGCCGCCGTACCTTTTGCTTTTGGAGCGGCAAGCTCCGCTTTAGAGATGGGCGCTACATTCTCAGAATTGTTACAAGAAGAGCTTGATGGTAAAGATTTAACTTCTGAAAACGTTAGAGCTGTCTTAGAAGATCCTGAGGCTTTTAATAGTATAAGAAATAAGGCTATCACTAGGGGTATTGCTATTGGAACAATAGATGCGTTTACGGGTAAACTGGCGGGAGGCGTAGGCGCAAAACTTTTAACTAAAGGAGGTAAGAGTCTTTCTGCCGCTAGTAAATTAGACAAAATTAAATCCGTTGGCGCGGCTGGTTTAATAGAGGGGGCTGGCGGGTCAATTGGCGAAGCCACTGCTAGAGGGCTGATTGGTCAGGAGATGGACATATCTGAGATTGCTTTAGAGGGATTGGCTGAAACCCCAGGGGGGATAAAAGACATAGTCTCGGCTAGATTCAGCAAGCCTAAGTATAGGATAAACGGTCAGAGAGTAGACGTAGAAGAGATTGATAATGTAATTAATAACTTTACTTTAGAGCAAATACAAGCCACTAAAATAAAAATTGACAATGATTACTCCGGAAAATCTAAGGAGTTAAACGATAGAGTGATAAGGTTGTCTGTGGAGCGTGAGCTTTTACAAGCTAACCCAGATTTAAACAAGCCTACACTCGAAGCATTGACTGATCTTCAGTTAGAATTAAACGAGCTAGAAGGAAACAAAACAGAGCCAGCTAAAGAAAAAGCTTCTTTACTAAGGCAACAAATGAAAGACTTACAAGCCGCTCCCCTACAAGAAGAGGTAGAGGTAGAAGCGGGGCGTGCGCGATTTAGCATGCAAGATGACGTAGAGAAGGTATATCACGGTTCACCAAACAAAATAAAAGATGGTGTTTTAAAAAAAGGACAGTCAGGAGCTGTATTTTTAACTCCTTCATTAACTTACGCCAAACAATATGCTAGAGACACTGATAATATAGTGGAACTTGAGTTAACACAAGAAAAAATAAATAACCTTTTTGATTTAAGAAATCCAGAGCATATTGAAAGATTGAGGGAAGGATTTATAAATGAAAATGAAGATTTAGAAATTGTTTATGATTCAGAAGCAGATGCTATAAGAGATTATAATAACGCAATACGGTCTATGAAAAATGATTCTCAAGGGCGTGAGGGTATAAACGATTGGGCTTCAGGCTCCCAATTTATTGAGGCTATGGAAAATGCTGGATT